TTGTATTTGATTTAAATAATCAAGTACCAGAAGGATATATTCCTCCAGAAGGCCAATACAATATAGAAGAAATAATAGGCAAAAAGATCAAAATATGATCAATAAATCGCCTAAATGATAAAATTTCTCATTTCCTCTGAAAGCTCCGTTATATATAGCTCACAGCAGAAATGACAAAAAACTTTGGACAGTCAGGCACACTATTAGATAGCAGTGTGCCCTCTCTCAAAATCTCCCAGAAAGGTCAGGCGCGACGAGTCGCTGCCCGCCCTTTCCTATCCTTCCAATTCGCATAATGAGCACTGATGTTAAATGCCATGCGAGTGCGTAAATATGGTCGCATCATTGACAAAAAACCCCGCTAGCGCGGGGTCTTTAGTCAACGAACATGGCAAGTAACATAATGCCGTATTATGCGAACTCTCAGCATCAAGATTCCTTAATAGCTTTAAAAGTATGATAGAGGGCTGCCAAGCAAAGGAAAATCAAAAAAAGTATTAAAGCGATATCATCATTTGTCATATTTTGCCAATCCCCTAAAAAGACCAAGCATTGATTTAATTCATTTTTTTAATACCAGGGCAAGCTCGCCGGCTTAAAGAAAAATGTAATAAAATGCCAATCAGAAATCAATTATAAAATCTTTGGTTCCGTAAGAATGCCATACTCTTAGATGTTTCATCAACTGAACAAATTGTAGAGTACGCCCACAGTATGAGCATTGCGTGTAACTCGAAGTTTGGTCGCGTAAAAAACCGTAGACTACGCCTTGTGACCGAGTTGGATCGGTCACAATTCCCCTGAACGGTTTTTTTTGGTTACTGCTACGGTAGAACATATAGACGGTTATAGGTAATCAGAAAGAAAAAGAACTTTGAGAGTTTGCACCGTCTACAGAACTACGCTGTAGGTTAGGCTGCACATAATTATTAGCCTGATAAGAAGAATAATTAGGCTGCATCTGCACTTGAGGTAATGCATTATTTACCTGAGCAGGTCTGTTATTCTGAACCTGAAAATAATTAAATGGTCTATCGCCATCTTCCATCAATTTACGGCAATCAGATTGACTCACATCATGCAAAATAGTGCCCTGTTGGGTATAAGCCACATATTTACCTTTCACCTTCATGCAGCCTGAAAACACTGGTTTTGCAGTCACTTCATATTGGATTTGAGAAGTATCAACCTCATAAGGGCGATTAGGATTATATTTGATTGCTATGGTCTCCATTCTAACGTCATTTTTAGCCTGCAATTCAGCGTTACGTTTTTCAGGATTCATTAGATCGGCATATTGCTCTGGAGTAAGACCAGCCATAGCTGCATCAAGCTTAGCCTTTTCAGCTAAGGTCATATTTGAATTATTTGGCTGTGGTGAAGTGTCTGTAGCAGAGACTTCTTGTTCTTTAGAACCAAAATATTTATTAAAAACTGGATAACCAATATAAACAGAGAAACCAACAAGAGCAGCTAAAAGACCAACCATCTTAAATAACTTGGTAGGAATTTTAAATTTGTGGGTATCTAATACCGTAGATTCATACCAGTTAAAGACCTCTTTATTAGGTCTATAGATAGAGGTAGTACAACCATTTTTAACAGTAGCCTTTTGAAAGTCGTCTGGATCTGACTCAACAAACCCCCAAGTACGCTTAGCAGCAAAAGGAACATTCCCATTTCTAACAAGATGAATATGCTCAGATGTTAAACGTCTTACATGAGTATGTATAAACATTGGATGCTGAGTAACAATAAAAATATCCTTACCCTCATGACGATGTTTTTCTAATAACGTTAACCATCTAGGTAAATCCTCAGTTTTACAGTTAGTTGGTACGTCTCGTGTAAATTCCTGAACCTCATCAATAAAAATAACTGATGTTTCTGGTGTATCAATCCAGTCTTTAAAATGATCTAGAACTTGATATGGGAAAGGTATTTCAGGTTTTAAACCACGAATATTACATAAGTAAATTGGACGGTTTTCACTAGCCATTTTGCTAGCAATTTCCATCATCATTGCAGTCTTATAAGAGCCAGGCTGTGCTGTAATTAGTTTAATAGCCATGAATTAACCCCCTGTATTAATGCCAAAGGCACGAATGGCTACTGACATTAGTTTTAAACTAAAACAAGCAGCCGAAGCAGATAGAATAATGTTTACACATTGAATGAAATCAAAGTATTGAATGACCTCAGCAGCAGTACCACCAATGGTTGAGAGTTCAGCAGCCTTATCAACAATCTTTTGTTGCATTTCATCAATAAAAGGTTTGATGGTACTGGTTAAAAATAAGTAAATAATTCCAGCTGTAGCAGTCCCCAAAATTAATTTGGCAAATATTTTAAAAACCGCATATCTAAATAAAACCTTCAATAATGCAGCAACAATAGCCCCAATAAACAACGGCATTAGATAGCCCTCACTGTTGAATCAAGCATTCTAAAAGCAAGAATTAATGTACTGAGATGTATCAATATTTTTATTAGTGCTAAGAGTTCACACCAACGAGAAATTGGAACTACAAAAGAACCAAAATAAGGAAAATCAACTGTAAAGTCCTGTACGCAAGCAGTATTAGAAAAAGTTAATTTATTAGATAAATTCTGAAGTGCATTGGTAGCTTCTGACTGGGCATTTAAATAGCGAGGGTCGTCTGAAGCATCTCCAATTTTCTCATACTGTGATGTATCAAAGTCTGATGAATCAGTCTTCATCATATCTTTAAAATCAGTAGTCTGTTTCTCAATAGCATCAACAACAGGCTTAACATCAGTAGTTCCGCCACCACCACCGCCAATAGGCTTATTATTGATAGCATTAACCACTTCATTAAGTTTATTAGCTGTAGAGTTGGTATTAGCATCGACAGCCGATTTAACATTGTTTGTAGCAGCCGTATTCGCTTCTACAGCCGTTTTTACAGTAGTAGCGTTAGCATTAACAGCAGCAGTTGTTTGATCAACTGAAGACTTAACAGAATCAAGTTTAGAATTAGTTGTATCTAACTTGCTATTAGTCTGGGTAAGTTTATCTTCAACACGAGAAACAGCATTAACCAATTCAGACTTAACCCAAGTCAATTTATCGGATAAAGCAGAAATAGCCCTAACAACAGGTGATAAATCAATAGTAAAGCTTGTTGAAGTAGTTCCACCACCAGAACCACCTGTAGAAGAACCTGAACCAGAACCAGAGTTATTAATATTAGTACTACCAGTACCAGTATCAATTGGTGTACCTGAACCAGAACCCCCACCATCACCTGTACCTGAACCACCATCACCAGTACCAGTGCCAGAACCCCCACCATCACCAGTGCCAGTACCAGTACCTGAACCAGTACCCGTATTAGAAGATTTAACACACAACGCTTGGCCATTGAATGAGCCAGAAACGTAACCAGTGCCACAACCTGTAGGTGGTCTATTACAGTAAGTAGCACCACCACAAGTACCCGTAGGACTTGGTGGAGCTGCACCATCAGGACAAGTAATAGAGCCGTCAGCTAGACGAGTACAACCATCGTTAGGCGGTTGATAGCAATCACCATAAGGATCATTTTTATCGCACTGGCCTGCATCAAGTGGAGTACAAGAAGATACAGGTGTTTTAGAAACGTTATATAACACTGTACTTTGACGATTGTTAGCATGATTCAAAACAATAGAATCAGGTTTTGCTTTAAAGACACAAAACTTATCGCCTAAAGGTTGGCAACGTTGTTGGGGAATTTTACCGCCTGCATCAAAATAAACATACATTGGATAACCCGGATCAGGACACTGTAAAGACTTAGGATCATAATCAGGGTTAGGTACTTGCAAAGAATAAGACCAATTAGAGCTATTGTAGTAACAATCAGCACGTGTTCCAGATGCATTGAGTTGATAATGGGAATATGAATAGCCCGGAATACCAGCACCATTATTAACCTGTTTTAAATAATCACAGGAAGGCTCGATAGCTTCGTAAAGTTTACTTGAAGCACTGGATTTCCATAAATATTGTAATTGTGGATTATAAGCAAATGAATTAATTGAAAATAAAAGAGAAAAAATAAAAACTAAATATTTAAAAAACTTCATATAAGCCCCCAACTTTCTAAATATTTAATTCTTATAAGATGGGGGTATTTCTACCCCCTGAGCCATTAGCTAAAGAATGTAGCTTTTGCCCATTTAATGAGTACAGCAACAACAGCAACAGAAATCATTGCAACACCGATCGCTGTAACCATTGCAGTACCATCAGTTTTAAACTGAGCAGCTTGTTCATCAACTAAAGTTGCTGCACTTGCACTGCTTAAAATCCCCGCTGATAAAACAGCCCCCAAACCATAACGAGAAGCGTTGCGTAGACTTACAACTCCGCGTTTTTCTTGTACAACGATTTGATTTTCCATAATTATCTCCAAGGGTTAAAAACCCATTAGTTTCAGAACAATTTTAAAAACATAGCTGAGACCGTACAGAATTGTGAAAACACCAAACAATGCGATCACCAGTTCCATGTTCAAATACCCAATACATGTCGTCTGGTCCGAACCATAAATCAAACAAGCCAACATAATTGAATTCCTTTACTTCCGTTTTTTATAGTAGAGATATAAGCCCACTGGATGAGCTATAACCCCTGCTACGAAGAAATACCAAACTGCATAGATGACCATTAGAGACATCCCCAATAAATAGGATTGCCGACTTGCGATTAACGCCCCCAAAAGCCGGCAAATTCTTTTTATTTACACTTGTAAAAGTGGATGCAGTAACTTGAATGTTTTGTGAACTCTGCACCGCACTTCTTGCATTTATAAACGTACTGTGTCATAGTAAAAATACACGTAAGTTATTGATTTATTTACATATTATACATTATACGAACAATCGTATAATTCACCATTAAGCCTTTGATTCCATTGGGTTTTTCTTTGGTAATGGCTTCACACTGAAAATTTGCATCTGTGCACCAAACTTAGTTTGGTTTTCAATGAACTGAATCTCTACTTCCTGAGCATTGTCAGCACATTCAGCTAACACAGATTGAATCTGTTCAATTGGCATAACTCCAGGTGCTGGAGTTAAGTTGTAACGGACTGGTGAAAACACTGTCGTTGATAAATAAACTTTCTCTACACCGTCTTTCTCAGTACGGTAAACAGACGGCAAAATTGTGCGTGTATTGAATTGAACTTGCATTGTTAAAGCCTCCTCAGGCAACTAGATGTAACCCACGTTTGGGTGTGTATTGTGAAACTGGTTGAACGTAATCTGGTGGTAATTGATCAGCCATCTTAAGTTCGAATAAACGTACAAATGGAATGACTTTACCGTTTGGATTTTTATGTAAATTCTGTAGATGAGAACGGCTAATACCGCAGCTAATAAGCTCTCTTTCACGTTTATAGAAACGTGATTCCAAATGTCTGGACTTTACTTTTTTATAACCATCAATACGCAATGATCGATAGAAATCAAAGGCGTTATAAGCCTTGGTATAACTAGGATTACCTTTCTTGGTATAGGTAACCAATTTAGATTTAAGTAAAGCTTCTAATTCATCATCACTTGCGAAATTCATATATTCACCCTCCATTGTCTTAAGGATTGGGTCAAACGCTACGTGCCAGAGGCGTAGCAATAATTCTGGCTGTTCATGTTGCAGCTTAATTAGCTGAAATAAATTAGATGGATAACCATTCTTGGTTAAATATGTCTTACAAATACGAGCTTCTAAACGCAAAACTGCATTAGCAAATGGCAAAGCATCATTCATAGCAATAACAAGTGATTTAGAGCGCATACAGCCCTTGTCTGCTTGCTTCTGTAGCTTATGTAATTGGCTTTTTACTTCTTCAAATTTGCCATAAGCCTTAGTTCGAATAGATGCACCATCATTACCCCAAGTGATGTAATTCTCGTACTTAATCTGTCTTGCTTTACGGTGACCCGAAGCCAAGTTAGCCATGTAATCCAGCGTTGGTTGAACCATATTCTGATGTGGCAATCTAAATAAATATGTCGTATCTAGATGTAAAACCTCAGTATTTGCCAAATCTAAGATTGGGGCTAACTGGGGAAAGGCTTCGAGTAACATGCCAAGCATATGATCGGAGCCTAATTCGATAGACTCAAAACCATACACATTGTGACCTTGTAACAACTTCAACGGAGACGCCTTAATCTCAACGTAAGGCGTTCTATTGATTGTATGCGTGTAAAACTTCATAGCCATATCGGTATAGTCACTAGGTAACGACTCAAAAGGATGATAAAGCTCCCCTGTTGTTGTCGTTCCATCATCAAGCTTACCGACATGACGAGTTGCAGCAGGAATACAATAATCACGAATATCACCAGTAAACCAGTGATTATTCTCTAAGCTACGAACATGCGTAGGTATGATTGGAATCGCTAACCTCAGAAAATCAAGCATAGCAATTACCCAGATATATGAACTTCTAATACTTGTTGTATGCTCATAAAATTCCCCAATAATTATCGCATTTAATAGAATTAAAATCTCTTTAAATAGATATTAATCTAATATATGAGAACTGTAAACAAAGGAAATCTAATATATGAGAAATAATTGTTATAAAATTGACGAAAGTGAAAAAGGTCATGAAATGAACAGTATAGGCGAACGTATAGAAAAAAAATGTAAGGAACTGAATATCAGCATTCCTGAACTAGCAAATATCGCTGGAGTAAATTACAAGACCCTAAAAAGAAACATGACCGCCGAAGACCCAAACCCTACATTGCAGCACTTAAAGAGATTAAGCATAGCTTTAGGTATGAGTATCGATAATCTTGCATTTGGCGAAGAAGGAAGCACAGATGAAGAAATCGCTATCATTCTTAACGACCTAAAAAATATAGAAAAAGAAGATAAAAAAAGAATCTTATATATGGTTCGAATGATGATTGCCGAAAGCAAAAATAGGAAATGAAAATGGATATTCTAGAAATAGAAGAAAAAATAGGAAAAGTATTTAATAAAACCACTCCTACTGGCAGACTATCAAAAGTAAAGACAAGAAATCTAACAAGTTTTTTATGCGTACTTGTCATGATTGGAATAGAAAAAATAAAAAAAGATCATGATGAAAAAACATTTAAAAAATATATGAATGAACTAAAAAAGTGTGGAATAACAGAGAAATATATAAGAGAAGAACATGAGAAAGAAAGATTTAAAAGAAAGAGCCAGAAAGTAGAATATGTAGAACTTGTATTTGATTTAAATAATCAAGTACCAGAAGGATATATTCCTCCAGAAGGCCAATACAATATAGAAGAAATAATAGGCAAAAAGATCAAAATATGATCAATAAATCGCCTAAATGATAAAATTTCTCATTTCCTCTGAAAGCTCCGTTATATATAGCTCACAGCAGAAATGACAAAAAACTTTGGACAGTCAGGCACACTATTAGATAGCAGTGTGCCCTCTCTCAAAATCTCCCAGAAAGGTCAGGCGCGACGAGTCGCTGCCCGCCCTTTCCTATCCTTCCAATTCGCATAATGAGCACTGATGTTAAATGCCATGCGAGTGCGTAAATATGGTCGCATCATTGACAAAAAACCCCGCTAGCGCGGGGTCTTTAGTCAACGAACATGGCAAGTAACATAATGCCGTATTAT